TGATGACGCGAAGAACCGAGCGTTGATTTCTGCAACGCGCTGGATCGACACGTTGAACTTTTACGGTGATCGTTGCAATGCAGACCAAGCCCTGAGCTGGCCTCGCAATAATTACCATGTGGATCGTGTTGAGCTTGCTTGCTCCGCGATTCCAAACGACATTAAATACGCTACTTATGAATTAGCCAACGCACTGGCTAATGACACGGACTCGATTACAGGGACTACCGGCGATACGGGGCTATACGAATCCGTCAAGCTCGGGGAGATGGAAGTCAAGTACAACACTTCTAGCCAGGCTGTTGGAACTGTTAATAACGTATTCGACGTTTATCCTTGGCTTCAGTCTTATCTCGGCGCTTATTGTCTGGGCGGCAGTGGCTCATATTCTATCCGCGTTGTGAGGGGTTGAGATGGCAGGCGCACTCGACAGTTTGTTCAAGAGCGTTGCTAAGTCGGTTGTTGCCGATTTAGGCAAGTCACTTGACCACTCAATTACATACACCCGTAAGGCATCTCCGAGCTACAACATCAGCACTGGCGCAGTTACTTCAACGGATACCAGCTACTCGTTCAAGGCTCCTATGGAGTTTGTGAACTCCGACGAAGAAACTGGCTACCAAGAAAACGTTGCCAAGCTCTATATCACGCCTGACCAGATTGGGGACAACCAAGCCACACTTCAAGACGAAATCAGCCTGACCTACGCAGGATCCAGCCGCACCGCCAAGATTCAAGACATCCAAACCTATAAAGGCGGTCAAGAGTACATGTACATCCTTCGGGTGGTGTTCTGATGACGCTCGTAAACGCCAGGGCTGCAATTGAAGCTGCCATAAACACTGCAGTGACAGATGCCGATGACACGGTTTCAGTGGTGTTCGACAACATGCCGTTCACAACACCCGGCAAAACCAAAAAGTACGTGCTGGTCACGATCAACTTTGATCAAGCCACGATCCAAGCGCACGGCGCAGCCGTCGATCAATACGCTGGCACAGTCCAGTGCGGCATTTTTACCCCCAAAAACAAAGGCACTGCTGTTGCTGCTGCCATTGCTGAATCAGTCATCGACGGTCTGACCTCAGTCAACGCTTCCGGCTACACCGACACTTACTCATCAGTCCCCCGCGTTGGCACGATCACCGGTCCAACGGCTGTATCCACCGAAGACCAAAGTCATTTCGTCAGCGTGATCCGCTGCAACTTCACAGCAGTCTGATGGCCAAAAAACCGCTTAGTGCGCTGACCAAGGATCTTCGCAAGTTTGTCGAAGACGGCCGAGCAGCAGCTGGTCCGATTGTCGTTCGCAGCCTGCAAATTGAAGGCCCTTGGTGGACAGGCAACTTTGGAAGACGCTGGAAACTTCGTAACGCCCCTGTCATGCCTACCGATTACAAGGATGGTCTAAATCGTGGCTGGCCCGGAGACCAAACAAACCGTTTTTACCGCCCTGTACCTGAACTTCGCCTGTCTATCGGACAGACGCTGTATGTCGGGAACTCAGTTTCCTACGCAGGTTTTGCTGTAAACAACCCCAACGCCACAGTCACACGACCCGACGGCACAAAAACAACGTACGAGAACCACGCAATGAGAGCAAGAATTACACCGCCCTCTAAAAACCCTGACTGGTACAAGGTTTACACAGCTTCTGGTGGTTTGTTTGATGACCTAACCAAAGCTTTCCGTGCCACCGGAGCCAAGTAGGTTATATTGTATTAGTTGACCTAATTTTATGGCAGTGGAACGCGCTATCGACAAACTCCGCAAGGCGTTTAGGGTCGATGCCCGCAGCAGCTACGCAATCAAGAGCGGAGACGAGCTAATCCTCAAGCTTTACTGGACTCCACTAACAATCGCCGATCGGGACCGGATCAACAACATTATTGGAGCACTGAAGCTCCAAGAAACAGACAACAGCCTGGACTTTGCGATCCAGATGGTGATCGAGAAAGCAGAGGACGAGGACGGCAAGAAGCTGTTCCAGTCAGGCGACCGAGCTGCCATCCGTAACCAGCTTCCGATGAACATCGTGTTGGACATCATGGCCAAGATGCAAGAACTGCCGGAGGAGGCGAACCCCGACGAGATCAAAAGCGACGCTCTCTGACAACAACTACCTCTTTCTTCAGTTCTTCATCGCTGAAAAACTCGGTATGACGCTTACCGAGCTTCGCAGCCGCATGAGCACTGAAGAGTTGTATGGCTGGAGCGCGTATTGCAGCCTTAAGTCAGAACTAGAGCAAAAGGAGATGGACCGCGCACGTGAAGCGGCCCAGTATCGCCGCGTGCGCTAACGTGGAGACAATGTTCTAGGTGTGGTCGTGGCCGGAGCTGAGTACGAAGTAAATATATCCCTAAACACTAAAACTATTGATGGACAACTCAAAGGGCTAGAAACACGCATCAACAAGATGCGTCGCAGCATTAACGGACCTCTTAGTGCTTTACAACGTCAAGCAACTCTAGAAGACCGAATAAAAGCAACTCGCGTTATATCGTTTCGCCTTGGAACGCAATTAAATGCGTTGGAAGAAAAAGGCGTAAATGTTGCCAAAATGCGTAAGCAAATAAAAGCAGCAACAACAAATATAGAGAGAAAAGAACTTGAAACAGCACGAGCCAGAAATAAAATTGTAGGTGATTTTATTAGACAAGAGGAGCGTGCGTTTAAAACTGGTCAGAAAAACCAGCGCATGCAAGCAGAAAGCATCGATGCTATGCAACGCGCTCGAGATGTGCAATCTCGTTTTAGAGCGCAGCTAAACCAGCTGGAGTCACAAGGTGTAAATGTACGAAAACAACGGAACCAGCTAGGAAAGTTAAGCACTGCTCAAGCAAAGGGCGAGTTTGGCGTTTTCAAACAAATTACTGCGATTCTTAAAAACAGCATTCGCAACGAACAATCAAAACTGTCCATACAAAAACGGCAGACAACGGAATTAGAAAAACAAGCAAGATTAAAAGCCCAAGAACTAGCTGGTGCCCCGATGCGGTTCCCCAGCGGCGATATTGTTAGACGCCGAAGCGTAGTTGGTCCGTTCTTACCGCCAGTAGCAGGACCAGCAGCAGGGCCGTCATCTCCTGTAGGAGCTGGGACGGCAAAAAAAGTCGCGGCAACTTTAGCCAAACAAACAGCATCTGTTCAGAGAAGCGCTTTAAATCTCATGCGCTTGGCCGGTAGGGCCGGAAGACTTGTAGGCAGGACAGCACGACTAATTGACAGCTCCAACTTGCGTCAAGCAAATGCTTCAGCTTTGCCAAGCTCTGAAATGCTTGCTGCAAGAGCGAAAAAGACCGGGCAGGACATAGTTCAACTAAAAACAAAAGAAGCTCGCATTGAGGAGCGAATTGCTCAAGCTAGAGGACGCTCTGCTCAACGGAGTGCAGATGTACGTCGGGAAACGGAAAAGACAATTCCGGCATTACAAGCCGCTAGAAGGGCAATGCCCTTTGACGACAGCTTCGGACCTCAGCTACCAAGCCGAACTTCTGCTCCACTAACAGGTTTGTTAGGTGGGTTTGGCGGTAAAAAGTTTGGAGGCTTTAACGGTAAACGCGCTGGAGACATTGCCCTTGGCGCTGGCTTCCCGCTCTTGTTTGGTGGCGGCCCAGGGGCTGTTCTTGGCGGTGCTCTTGGTGGAGCAACCGGAGGCGGTCTTGCCGCACAGATTGCTCTAAGTGCGATTGGCCAACAAATAGATGCACTTGTTGCACGTGTTGCTGGTGTTGGCTCAGCCTTTAACGAACTAACCTTTAATCTCGATACCGTGGCCACATCCACAGGTATCGCAAACACCGAGACACAAGCACAGCTTGAAAAAATTCAGCAGTATGGTTCAGCTGCACAAGCTGCTCAACTAGCCACAGCACTTCTTGCATCTAGAGTCGGTGGCCCAGGCAGAGACGCACTTAAAAAATTCGGCGAAGATGCCGTAACTCTGGGCAACAACCTAAACATAATTTTTACGCAAGTTTTAGCAAATATCGCCAAAATTGCTGGTCCGTTGCTTGAGCGACTTGCAAAATTTGCTGGTGACATTGGTGCTCGCGGAGCTTTTGATAAAGCCAGTGGACTTACCGGTGTAGAAGCTGTTGTTCAAAAATTTAGGCAGTCTAGACAGACGATTACAGATGTTAGAACTTTAAGAAGAGATTTAAAAGCTGCTGGGTTTACGGGAGAACTACCTGCAGCAAGCACAATATCAGCTAAAAAATTTGCCAAAGGTTTTGCGCTTGAGTCTGGGCGCAAATTACTAGAAACCCCCGAACTTAAGATTCAAGAAATTGCTGCAGGCATACAGACCCCCGAACAGGAAAGCGCAGCAACAAAAGCTGCCAACCTTATTGCAGCCAGCCAACGGCGTATTCAAAACCTCGAAGCAGAGGCACAAAAAGCAAAAGAAATATCAGCTATTCGTGGGCGTATCGCAGCTGCTGAGGAGGCAGGTGATAAGCAGTTGGTGGAGCGTCTTCGAGGAGAGGAAAAAGCTGCAGAAATTGTCCGCAAGAAAGCCCGTCTGCTGTCTCGTATTCCAAAAGACCTCGACGAGCAGCAACGGCTTGCAGAAGAGCTTGCTATCTCAGACACCATCCGTGCTGAGCAATTGGCTAATCAGGAAGCTACGCAACGTCGCATCGCCAAAGTCATTCGTGATGAGCAGCTAGAGGCGATCAAAAAGCAAGAAGAGCTGTACAAACAACTAGGCGACACCGTCAAAGACGGCCTTGTGGACAGCATCAAAACTGCTATTGACGACACCCGCACGCTTGGGGATGCACTGTCCAGCATGCTGCGGCGTCTGGGGGATCAATTCCTGCAGATGGCTGCAAACATGGCGTTCTACGGAAACGCGCAGGGAACACTTCGCAACGCTCAGGGTCAACGCACAGGCGGCGGCATCTTCGGCAGCCTGATAAGTGCGCTGCTTCCAATACCTGGCGCGAGTGCTGTAACAAGCGGTTTTTCCCTTACCAGCCCCGATGTTGGCAACATTTTTAACGTTCCCTCGCTTGGAACTTCCGGAATCAACTTTTTTGCTAATGGAGGCAACCCACCTGTAGGCCGACCTTCAATCGTTGGCGAGCGTGGACCTGAGCTATTTGTGCCACGCACGGCCGGAACGATTATTCCGAACCATGCAATGGGCGGGGCTAATGTGACGGTGAACGTAGATGCTTCTGGTTCGTCTGTCGAAGGTGATGCTGATCAAGCTTCGCAACTTGGCAAGGCAATCGGCATTGCTGTGCAGCAAGAATTGGTGAAACAGAAACGTCCTGGCGGTCTCCTCGCAAGCTAATGGCCACCTTCCCTTCAATCACACCAACGTATGGGCTGCAAAAGCGCAGCGCACCAAACGTTCGCAAGGTGCAGTTTGGTGATGGCTACGAGGCTAGGCTGACGTATGGCCTGTCGCAAAATCCCAAGGTGTTCAACCTAACGTTTGAGGTGTCAGAAACTGATGCCGACACGATTGAAACGTTCTTGGATGCACGGGCAGCTGACAACGCCAACTTCGACTTCACGCCCCCTGGCGAGGGCAGTGCCTCAAAGTTTGTTTGCGAGCAATGGAGCAAGTCGATTCCGTACTTGAATCGCGCCACAATTCAGGCAACGTTCCGCCAAGTTTTTGAACCGTAATGGCAGTAGCAGCTTGGGCCGCTAGTACAGCATTTTCTGTTGGTGACATCCGGCGTGCCACAACAGATCAAGCATCCGGCTTGTTCTTTCGGTGTACGACTGCTGGAACGTCAGATTCATCTGAACCTAGTTGGCCAACAGATATTGGCAGCACAATCACGGACAACACCTGTGTCTGGACGGCGATTGCTTCTGCGTATGAGGAGCTGGCCAAGCTCAATCCCAGTGCAATTATCGAGCTGTTTGAGCTGCATTTGGACAATACGCTCCACGGCAGCACGGACGTTTACCGCTTCCATGCCGGTGCAAACGCAGATGTAGACGGCAACGTTGTTTTCAACGGCAACACTTACACCCGTATCCCAGTCAAAGCAGACGGCTTCGAGTTCACGAACACTGGTACGTTGCCCCGTCCCACGCTGACGATCAGCAACCTAGACGGCACGATGACCACGCTTTTGCTGCTGGTCAACGCAACCACTGCTGGCAATGATCTTGGTGGAGCGGAAGTCCGCCGGATCCGAACGCTGAAGAAGTTTTTGGACGGTGAATCAACTGCCGACCCAAACGCCAAGTTCCCTGATGAGCGTTGGTATGTGGATCGAAAGGCAAATGAGTCACGGGACAGTGTGACGTTTGAGTTAGCCAGCAAGTTCGACCTTGCGGGTCAGAAGCTGCCAAAACGTCAGATCATCGCCAACGTCTGCCAGTGGGTGTATCGCAGCAGTGAATGCAGCTACACAGGCACTGATTATTACGACGTGAATGGCAATGAAGTTAGTACAGAGGCGGCTGACGTTTGCGGCAAACGAGTCGAAAGCTGCAAGCTGCGGTTTGGCAACACTGCACAGTTGCCATTTGGATCATTTCCTGGAGCCGGATTGGTTAAATGATGAAGTTGACGGCAGCGATGCAGGCTGAGATTCTTCAGCACGCAAAAGATGAGTTCCCGCGTGAAAGCTGTGGCCTGGTTGCCATTGTTAAAGGGCGTCGGCGTTACTTCCCGTGCCAAAATGTCGCTCAAACCCCAGGTGAGCACTTCATTCTTGACGGCTGGAATGAGGTTGAGGACAAAGGCGAGGTGGTTGCTGTTGTCCATAGCCACCCCAAAACCAATCCCGCCCCATCACCGGCTGATCGTGTTGCGTGCGAAAAGTCTGGCCTGCCGTGGTTCATCGTCAATCCAAACACTGAAGGTTGGGGCTACTGCGAACCAGAGGGGTTCGAGCTTCCGTATGTGGGACGTGAGTTTGTGTTCGGTGTGGTGGACTGCTACAGCCTTTGCCGCGACTGGTACGCAAG